GCCGCGCTGTTTCATAAGGCAAACGGCGCAAAGACAACGGCGGACAGCGCATTGAGTAAGGCAAATGGTTTGATTACCTATGGCACCTCTGATTTAACGGCTGGCAGTTCTAATTTGACAACCGGAACAATTTACCTTGTGTATAAGTAAGGGGGAATTGATTTGTCGACGCGGTATGTTTGGAGTATATATCCAGTTTCAATCAAAGATGATCGAACAACAGCAATATATGCTCGTGCAAGTCATGCAGAGGTATTCTTATGTAATAGCTATCAAACAACTGTTATACACGGACAAAACAGCGCGTCGAATGGATATTTATTGGTGCAATATACCCCAGTTGGCGGCATTACTGTATCTGGGATTGGTGGAACCGATAAAAGTAATCCAACGAGCAGTTATCGATACGCCATTTTAAATGGGAGATATTATCATTCTTCAGGATCCTATGTTCCGAAGTCTAGTACACTTTGCGAAGTAATAAGCGGCCAATATTGGCACGCACAGTTCCACTCCGGCTTAAGCAATGGAGATGCGACAATCTACATAAATGATTCAACAGACGACTTTAATTCTAGAGAAAGATTCTATAAATCGAATGGGGTATTATCAAAAGGAAGCACAATATCTTCTTATAAGACGCAAGCAAGTAAAAATTTAGAAGATGGTGCCTTTTTAGAAAACGGCACTGCTTGGTGGAGAGAATATTTAGGTTCTGATACGATTGATCCCACTGCGGTTGCATATTCCAAATCTGATCTTCAGGCAGGAGAATCTGTAACCATTCAAGTATCTCCCAGAACCCCGACATATGGGGGAACTATTTCCTATCAATATCAATATTCCACCGACGGAGGAAGCTCCTGGACAAATATCGGCAGCAAAACCACAAATACCAGCGTATCCGTTACGATTCCAGACGGGGCAAAGCAGTTCAAAGCCCGCGTGCGGGCTTCCGACAACTACGGCTTTACATCATCGGACTATGTTACGGGCCCAGCCTTGGGTGTTTCTGTGTTGAAAGCCTATGTTGGCATAAATACCAAAGCCCGCGCCGTTTCAAAAATTTATGTCGGCGTGAACGGTAAGGCACGCGAAGTAGTAAAGGGATATATTGGCGTGGGTGGCAAGGCACGAAAATTTTTGTAAAATCTGTATGCCCATTTCTTATGCAACTTTTGTCCTCAATCCCCGCTGATAAGGAGGTGAAACATGTTTACTCTATACGCAGAAAAAAACAAACTGACCTTGCGGGGGCGGGAAACGCTCACCAGCGGGAGCGTCAACATCTACGATGTGCGGTTCACGTTTTCCGCGGATTGGGATGGATTAAGCCGAATCGCTGTATTCCGGGCTGGAACCAGCGGCGAACCGACCGCCGTGAAAGTGGATGAAAACGGCGGATGTGTGATTCCTTGGGAGGCTCTGACGAAAAAGGGCGTCCTGCTGATGGCCGGCGTCTACGGAACGGGAGAAGGCGGAGAGATTGTCCTTCCCACCGTCTGGGCAAGCCTGGGCACAATCTTTGAGGGCGCAAAGCTCGGTCAAAACACCCAGCCGCCTACGCCGGATTTATGGCAGCAGGAGCTTGCCGGGAAAGCCGACGGGCTGGATTACACGACGGATGGCGAACTTGGCTTATATGCAGGAAAGAAGCTGCTGTCTTCCGTCCCTATCCAGGGAGGCGGAGGAGGGGGCGTATCCGATCACCGGCTTCTTTCCCACCGGGAGGATGAAAACCAGCACCCTATATCGTCCATCATTCACTTGGAAGAAACGCTTGACACCATTCCTACTGCAATGACCGCAGAGGAACTGCGAAAAATTCTGATGACTTGAAAGGGGATTATGCTATGACACCAAGAACAGCTATGACCGACACCTATGTAAATTCCATCCGCCTACAGGAGTTTTGGACCGCAATCAAGACCGCCCTGGCAGGAAAGGCCGATATTGGGGACCTAAACAACTACACAACGCCCGACGCGGTCGCAACGGCCATCACGTCCGCACTGGCGAACTATGCCACAAATGCCAGCGTACAGACGGCCATTGCAACGGCTCTGGCGAATTATATGACTTCTGCGGAGGTGAATCAGGCCATTGCTGACGCTGTTGTTGACGCCAGCGGAATTCGGTTTGAGGCGGTGGAGGCCCTGCCGGAGGCCGGAGAATCCAATGTGATCTACCTGGTTCCCAGCGCGGCAAATGCCGTGAACAACGCAAAGGACGAATATATGTGGCTGGACGGCAAGTGGGAGCTGTTTGGCAGCACCGCCGTCGATCTGAGCGGTTATTGGAGCAAGGACGCGCTTCGGGCTATGACGGCGGACGAATTGCAGGCGATTCTGGTATGAGTATTGAAAAATACCTGAACGGTCAACGGACGCAGGAGCTTTGGACGAAGATCAAAACCGCTCTGAGCGGCAAGCAGGACCGATTGATCCCGGATGAAACGATTCTGATAAAAGATGGAGGCATTTCCGTCAAAACGCCGGTGACGCCTCTTACAAAGGAGGAGTACGATGGGCTGTCCGAGGAGGAGAAGCAGGCGGAGGCGGTGTATCTGGTGGACGAACCGCCGTGGCTGCCCGTACCGCTCTCCATTCAGGAGTATGATACCGAAGATGGCTGGCACGTGCGGAGGTGGTCTGATGGATATTGTGAACTTTCGTGTATTTATGAGCATAATGTTACTTCCTGGACACAGGGCGCGGCTATCTGGTTTACGAATGCGTTTGTCCTAAATACTCCGCTGCCGTTAATATCCTCATATTCCGTTTCCGTTGCCCCCATCAGACTGAAATGGGTGTGGCTAATGACCGGAGATATTGATCGAAGTTTCGTTTTTGTATCAAACATCCCACGTGATAATGGGATTTACAAGGTCTCCATTTATATTACAGGACGCTGGAAGTGAGGTGAAATTATGAACGCATATTATAAAGGTCAACTCCTTTGCGGTCCACGCGGCCCAGCAGGCCCAGATGGGAACCCAGTCGGAACGGTTATCAGCTTTTTAGGCTTGACTGCGCCGAAGGATTATCTGATCTGCAACGGCGCGGAATACAGCCTTTCGGATTACCCGGAACTTGCCGGATTCTTCCAACAGCAGTTTGGCGCGGCGAATCACTTTGGTGGGGACGGCGCAGCTTCCTTCGCCGTGCCGGATATGCGGAATCTGTTCCTTCGGGGATATCACGGCGAATCGCAAGAACCATTAAGCGGGGATGTTGGTGAAAAACAGGAGGCCACCAGAATCCCGAATATCTATGTAGCGGCTTATGGAAAAGGCTTTTTTGTAGGAAAAAATCCAAGCCTGGACGGCAATTGGCCGGATTATACGGATACAACAGGGCCTATACAGTCGACCTATTCAGAAACCTCGGCAACGGTACATTCGGGGCCTGTGGCCGCTCAATATACTTCCCGCCCGGTAAACATGGCGGTGCTGTTCTGCATCAAGGCAGCGGAGAGCGTACCGGTGGAGAATGTGTATTCCACGGAGGAGACCAGGATTGGAACGTGGATTGACGGGAAGCCGTTGTATAGGCGGGGATTATGCGACATATTTCCAAACGCAGATACATGGACGGCCTTCCCGAATGCCACGATCTCTGATATAGCCGAGTTAACCTGTGTGAATATGATGTGTTTTTACAATGCCGGCGGGTTGGTTTGGACAAATGTAAGTCCATTTGTGGAAATTGCAATTAACCCTTATTCAACAGTGGTCGTATTAAGTCATAGCACGAATCTGTTCGGGAAAACGGTTTCTTTGACCATTGAATACACCAAAACCACCGACGGAAAGGAGTGAGCATCATGCCTGAAATCTGCACGGACAACCCCAGAGACTGCCCGCTGCTGCCGCGTATTGAGGTGTTGGAGCAGGACAGCGCACACAATAAGGAATCTCATAAAGAGATTTACCAGAAGCTGGACGCTTCTCACACCTCGGTTGCGGTCATTGAGGAGCGTTTGAACCAGATCAAGGAAGATACGGAAGAAATCAAAACCGCCTTGCAGGAGGAGAAAAACACCGTCCAGGAGCTGCGGGACAAGCCCGGCAAACGCTGGGAAAGCCTCGTGGAGAAAACAATCTGGGCGGTCTGCGCCGCCGTCATCGCCTTTTTGCTTGGGAGGGTGGGGCTGTGAAAACATCAAACCGGGTCCTGCTGGCGATGGGGCTCTTTGCCTTGGCCTTCATCATTGCCATGACCGCTATTTTCTGTGTCAAAGGCTCTGTGCCGGACACGTTGATCCAGTACACGTTAGGCGCGGGCGGCGTGGAAGCTCTCCTGCTGGCGGGAATTAAGATCAGCAAAGTATTGACCGGGGACAAGCCCGGAGAAAGAGAGGAACGCTATGATTGACCTGACGCCGGTTGTGAATGCCGCAATTCTGCTAATTGCCGCGCTGATCACAGCCTTTGTCATCCCGTGGCTCAAGCGTAAGACCACCGCGCAGGACCGGGAAGAAATGCTCAAGTGGGTGGAGATTGCCGTGGCCGCGGCACAGCAGCTCTACCACAACCTCGACGGTGCGGCGAGGAAACAGTATGTGCTGGACTTTCTGGCAGAGAAGGGGTATTGCCTGAATGACAAGGAGATAGACAATGCGGTTGAAGCGGCGGTGCTGAAGCTGCACAAAGAACTGGAAAATACGACCAATAAATGATGGAGTACAAATATTATGAAAAAAGCCATGCTGAGTCAGCCAATGAATGGAAAAACCGACAAAGAGATTGTCAAAACCAGAAATCAGGCAATCGAAGTTCTGACAAATCACGGATATGAGATTGTGAATACTCTGTTTACCGACGAATGGTATAACGATGAGAACATGAAGGCGCGGGGCGTTGTTCAAATTCCCCTCTGTTTCCTTGCTAAAAGCCTTGAGAATATGAGCCTTTGCCATACCGCTTATTTCTGCAAAGGTTGGGAGAATGCCCGTGGATGCCGCATTGAGCATGAAGCTGCGAAAGCCTATGGCCTGGAAATTATCTACGAAGGTGACAACGATGACAACGGTTGAACAAGTCTTGAACATTGCCCGCACCGAACTGGGGGTGAAGGAGTCCCCGGCCAACTCCAACCATGTCAAATACAATACCTGGTTTTATGGCCGGGCAGTTTCCGGCAGCGCCTATCCCTGGTGTATGGCGTTTGTTCAGTGGGTCTTTGCGCAGGCCGGAGCCAAATTGCCCTATACAACCGCCTCTTGTTCCGCTCTGCTGAATTGGTACAAGAAAAACCGCCCCGCTAGTGTTGTCAAATCTCCCCAGCCGGGAGACATCATCATTTACAATTTTGGACATACCGGCATTGTGGAGAGCGTTGGAAAAGGCATGATCACCGCTATCGAAGGCAATACCTCGCCCGGAACCGCCGGGAGCCAGTCCAACGGCGGCATGGTCTGCCGCAGGACGCGCAAAACTTCCACCGTTACCGCTTATATCCGGCCCAATTATGAAAAGGAGGAAAAAATTATGGACAATACGCCCAGCCCCGCACATAGGGAAGCCGTTGAGTGGGCTAAGAAGCACAAAATCCTCAATGGCAATACCCAGGGGGATTTGATGCTTTCTCAGCCAATCACCAGACAGCAAATGTGCTCCTTGCTTTACAACTACCATAAAGCGTTTGGAAAAACTTGAAACCCGATGAAAGCCGTGTTAAAATCTAAAGAAAGGAGTGTGGCGGTATGAACGATACGGAAAAGATTCAGAGCTTTGGCGATATGGTGGAGGCCACGGAAAAGTTAACGAAACCCTGGCGCTGTGCACTGATTATCACGAATTTTTTATGGGCCCTTGTATTTTTGGCGTTTATTTTGTTGGCATACCTTACCCCGGATACAAGTTATCAATACCAGGATTTCAACAACCATACGCAGGTTCAGACCACCGGTACGGAAACCGCTGCCGCACAAGGTGATTAAGTTTGGCAAGACAGGTGCAAGTTCGCAGGCCCGGCGCAAAGCGTCCCCGAAAACCACGGGCGGCAAGAGGAAGGAAAAAAGGACGGTGACGGCTTTTGAACAGCCAACACCGCGCCATCCGCGCACTGCTGCAAAGTATGTCGCCCAAACGGGCAATTTCGTATATCCAGGCATTTGAGCTTCCACAGGAGGAAGAACTTTTCTTGATCGAGTGCGATGTGCGGGGAAAAAGTTATGTGCAAGCCGCCCGGGAACACAATACCTCTCCGGAGGTCATCAAGCGGCGGAGGCAGAGGGCCTACATGAAAATAGTGGATGCAATCGCACATGAAGACCACCGGGGGTAGCCCCGGTGGTCTTTTCGTTTCATTCCATTGTCGCCTGAATTGCCCGTTTGATAAAGGCGTTTACACGCTCTCCCCGGACGGCGGCGTGGGCCGGATATATGCTGTGCATGGGTTGCCGTTACATTCTGTTTGCCTGAATTTTTGTCATGAGGGCTTCCTGTAAAACCTGGGAGAAGTTGATCCCCATAGATACCGCGCGTTCGTTGAGCCACGCCGGAATGGTCAAGGTTTTCTTGATTGCCCTTGTATCCTGATACTGGTTGATGTCACATGCGACTAAGGTAACGAAACTGTCGCCATCGCAGGAGACCGCCGACACATCAGACGGTGGAACAAGCTCACGGTTTTCTTCCAGCAGCGTCAGCAGATACCCGGCAAGGGCTTCCTGGGCGCAGGCCATGGTTTCGTTGAGCGTCCCACCATAAGTCTGACAGCCCTCCAAATCGGGAAATTCAACCCAATAAGTTTTATCTTCCTTGTGGAAAACTGCGGGATAAACGAACAACATGATACTACCTCCAATCAACTTAGGAGCAGGGCTTTGTCTTTCGTGTTCCATTCCCCTCACGGGCAGATTGTAACACGTGCCATATATATTTTCAAGGAAAGTTTTAAATGATAAGAACGCCGTCCCATGACCGTGGCGGTCAACCAGAACGTGCTTTTTACCGAGACGCCTGTTTGCTGCAACCGGGGCTATGTTACCCATCGAGAGGGCAGCGGCCTTGTTGCCCTGCGGGGGAGCACCAACCAGTGCCGCGCTCGGTACAAGGTCACCTTTGGCGGCAATATTGCCGTGCCTACCGGTGGAACTGCAGGTGCAATTTCTGTTGCGCTTGCCATCAACGGGGAGGCCCTGAACAGCGCCATCGCCACCGTAACGCCCGCCGCCGTGGAGGAATATTTCAACGTATTCTCCACTGCCTACATCGATGTGGACCGGGGCTGCTGCCTCAGCCTGTCCGTGAAAAACATCAGTACCCAGGCGATCAACGTAGCGAACCCAAACCTCATTGTTGAGCGCGTGGCCTGAAAGGAGAGAATGACATGGATAAACTGAAAGAAAAACTGTGGGAAGAACTGGAAGAAATCGACCGTAAGCCCGAAATTGGCCCCGGCGATCTGGAACTTGCCCATAAACTGACAGATACCATTAAGAACATTGATAAAATCTGCATGTTGGAAGAGGGCGAAGGCTATAGCTCCGCCAACCGAGGACAGCACTATGTCCGAGGCCATTACAGCCGAGATGGTATGCGAGGCGACAGACAGGATGGCTACAGCTCCCGCCGGGACAGCCGCGGCCGATACAGCCGGGACGACGGACGGAGTAAAATGATGGAGCACTTAGAGGCGGCCTTGGATTCCGCGACGGAACAGGACCGGGAGGATATCCGCCGTTTTATGCGGAAGTTGGAGAACGCGTGACAAAGGGGGTGCAGCTGTTTTGACTGCGCCAAACCTCAAGGAAATCGAGTGGGGGATTTCTCAGCTCGAAAATCAGGAAAGCACGGAAAGCCGTTACATGCTTCTAGCCGCGCTCTACACCTGCCGGAACGAAATGCTGGGCCTGTCGGTCCCCGCTGCACAGGCCGCGTCCTATTCCGAGGCTTCCATGCCAGCCGAATCCACACTGAACCAATATGGGGACAGTGATTTTCTTCAGGCGGTAGCCGGGAAAAACCCGGCCTCTGCCTGGGCGGTTATGGATGAATTGATGGACACGCTTCGCGTCGTCAATCAGCGTACTTACGAAAGCGTTATGCGTAAACTTGGAAAGCTGTAAAATTTTTTATAAGACGCTATATCTTACGAGGAAGATATAGCGTCTTATAAGTTCTTTCGCAAAAAAAATTTTCTGACTATTTCAAGTGGTAAACAAGGTTAAACGCCGACGGTTTTGACTTCTTTTCTTTATAATAGCGGATAGAAGCTATTACAGAATGCAACAGCGCGTTTTGCGCCGGCGGCTCGCTTGACCGGTACACATCCAAAACATTTTGTATCTTCTTCGCCCGTTCTTTGCTGTCAAAATTCTTCGCATCTTCAATCTTCTGTTTGGCCTCGCTGCGCCGGGCTTCCAGGTCTGCGAGTTTTCTGGTGACAGCCGCCATGCGTTCCCGGAAAGTAGGAAGATCATATTCGCCCAGTTCTAGCAGCTCATACAAACGCGTTTTTTGCCGGTTTGCCAAAGACAGCTCTTTTTCAAGGGCGCAAAGCGCGGTTTCCAAAGAGGTGGTATCCGCTTCCTGCTCAGGCAGCTCTATTTTCATTTCTTTCAAAATATCGCCCAAGTGATCAAGGACAGCATTTTCTACCAAAGAAAATTTCGCGGACGCGCAGCAGCCTTTTTTCGGGCAGAGCAGGTACGGCTCGCCTTTCATGGTCATGCGCTGCATATTCCCGCCGCAGTTTCCGCACTGTACGAGGCCCGCCAGCGGGCTTTTAATGGTTCCGTCCCGTTTCGACGGCCGGTATCTGCCTTTCATAATTTCCTGTGCCCTTTCAAAAGTTTGATTGTCTATGATGGGAGGATGCAGTCCATCTGTGATCGTCCATTTTTCTCTGGGGTTGTAGATAGTAATGTGTTTCAAATTGCCCTTTGTGTTTTTCTTGATGTGCGTTTTTTGATCCCATACAATTTTTCCGATGTAAGTTGGATTTTGAATGATCTTCGCAATGCTGCCGCGTCCAAACTGCGGCGACCGGTGGGGCCGTGCGCCCATCGCGTTGATCTGCCCGGCAATGGAAACACATCCATATCCTTGCAGGTACAAATCGAAAATCATTCGGACAAACCGGGCCTCCGGCTCAAAGATTTCCAAGGTGGGCCGCCGGTCCACCGTAATCTTTTTGTACCCGTAGGGCGCGTTTGCTACATAGCAGCCATCCCGGATAGAACGCTGCAAGCCGCGGCGGAGGCGTTTGTTAATGATCTTGTATTCCCGGCGGGACATAAACGTTTTGAATTCCGCCATTTCGTCGTCCATTTCGTCCGCCAAATCATAGACCTTATCCGGCGTCACAATAAGCGTCCCGCTTTCCCGGAACGCGTCCAGGATGATTCCCTGATCTTTCATGCGGCCGCGGGAAAGCCGGTCCAGATCCATGCAGAGTACCGCGTCATACCGGCCCATCTCCACCGCTTCCAACATTTTAAGCATCTGCGGGCGGGCGTACAGGCTTTCTCCGCTGACGACCTCCGGGTAATAGTCCACGATATCCAGCCCATGCCGCTGGGCGCACTCCTTTAACCATTCCCGGTGCCGGTGAAGAACCTCATCGGTCTCCATACCTTCCTCCATGCGGGATTTTCGCAGATAGGCCGCAGCGGTTTTGCCCAGCATATCTTTTTTATAATCCACGAAACAATCACCTCGCTTATTCAACCGCCCCGGCGGGATAACGCCGGGGCGGGGTTTATCTTGGTTTCCTTTTCTATGTATCAGGTTTCCTTTTCTAACAGGGCATTAGGGTCTGTATGCTTTGAGAAACGGCGGCTGATGACAACTTGATACATATCCTCCGCTGGTTCTATTGGCTTCAGTAGTTTTGTATACCGGCTGATAACTCCGAGCATATACCGGCTGTAATTCCCAATTTCATAGATATTTGCAAGGCCACACCGAATCTCTTTTTTATCTTCGTCCGGTATGACGACAATTAGCTGAATCCCATTGACGATGAGGCGGCAAATCCATTTCCGAACATTGCCTTTATACAAGACGGCTAAATAAGATTCCGTCTTTTTGTATGTAATATCTTCCAGATTAACATAGTTTGCAAATAGATTCTTTAAGTGATAGTATGCGTTCATCTCCGCACGTGTAGGCTTTGCCGTAGATTCCTTTACCGGCTCGGCAGATACTCCTGGGGTGGGTGGATTATCCGAGTCCTCACGCGCAAAGAGTGCAGTTTTGATTTTGTCATTCATGGTTTCACTGATGAATTCCTGCATAGAACCCTGTAATATGGGGCGGAACCGCTCCAAAACAGCCTGGGTTTTCATCCCGGAATAGACGTCCTGCAAGAAGAATCGGACAAAGTCATCCGACGGCCTTTGGAATTCTTCTGCCAGTATTCCCTTGAAGCGGCTTTGATATTTCAAGAGGGAAGCCGCGTCAAAAACTTTAGAAACGCTGAAAGTCTCTTTCCGAAATCGTTTCAATTCCTCAATCTGACTTTCTTTCATGTGAAGCAGATCGAAGTCCAGGAACGGCAGCACATCCATTTTGTTTTGATTTTCGAGGTCCGTATAAAAACGGTAGCGAACGCCGTTGGTCAGGATCGCAAATTTCGCAGGCGTGGTGGAGAAGTAGCGGAAAAGCTGGGAATCATGCTTTTCCAGGTTCCGGTTTATAGATTTCGCTTCAATGATGATAACCGGGTTACCATCTTGCAAAATGGCGTAGTCCACCTTTTCGCCCCGCTTAATACCTACGTCGGCCACATACTCCGGGGCAAACTCCTTTGGGTCGAACACATCATAGCCCAGCAGTGAAAAGAATGGCATAATGATTGCAGTTTTCGTAGCTTCTTCGGTTTGAATGGAGTCTTTCAAGGATTCTACGCGCTTGATAAACTGGATTAAGCTCTCGTTGAATTCCATATTCTTTCTCCTTCTATATTTCTGCACCTGACGGGCGGTTACTCAAAATAACTTTTGTCGCAGATGCCCAGCACCAGACCTTGGCAGCGGACATCCTCCGTCATAGGCCGGGGCGGGTAGGCGGGGTTGTGCGAAATCAAAACGCCGTCGCCCAGTTCCTTAATCCACTGCTGTCCGTCCATAAAGAACACACCGGTCTGACCGGGTATTATCTCGGTACAGGACCGGACAAACAGCTTGTCTCCATCGTAGTAGGTTGGTTCCATGCTGTCTCCGCTGACTGCGGCCAAAAAGGATGCACCTCGGGGAGGTCGCTTCGTCAAGTCCAATTCTTCAGCTTCGTCATACCCAGCTGGCTGACCCGTTCCTGCACTCATAGGCATGGTGGGAAACCACTTCATAATATAGACTGCCTTTTTCAGATCATACGGCGATTTCTGCATTAGCTCAGTACATCGCTGATACTCTACATCTAATACACTACCCACCGCTTTCTTACCGTATTGGTCAAGGGAGCGGTATTTTTTTATGTGTTCCATTTCAGTGAAATCTACTTCAAATCCACTAGATTTTCCATAGTTTGGGTCAGTAACATCGTCTTTAATCCAAAAATCCAAAGTTGTATTAAAATATTCCGCAAGTTTTTTAAAAGTGGAGAGTTTCAAACCATCGTATCCTTTTTTATACCATCCATCAATCGTTGTGTATGGTATTCCACTGTTCTGTGACATTGAATTCTTATTAAGCCCATATTTTTCCATAAGAAAATCAAGCTTATGAAGAAAATCCATTATCTCACCTCCTTAGTTTAATATAGTACCACAGCAGAAAATATAATGCAAGAAAAATTTTACCCCATAGGGTAAAAAAAGGCTTGACAACTTACGGCGTAGGGTGTATAGTATGCATATGAGTTACCCCGCAGGGTAAAAATGAGGAGGTGAACTGATGCTGAGATTAAGGAGAGCTCTTGATTCCAAGCAAATGACAGTAAAGAACTGTGCGGAACTCATCGGAATATCTGAAAAGTCGCTTCGCAACAAACTTTCTGGTTCCAGTGATTTTACTTACAAGGAAGTAAAAAAGTTGTCTGCTATGTTCCCGGACTTTAATATGGACTATTACCTGTCCGAGGACATCAAGCCGGGGGCGTAGGGAGGGGGTGAGGAATTGCAAATTCCCATTGACGCCACTACAGAAGAAATTGCCGCCCTTGTGGTGGCGGCACAAGAACGGCAGGAGGTCAAGATAACGATTGATGGCGCGGAAATCTGGAAAGGGTTTATTTCCCGTTAGGAAAGTCCCCGTTGACGTTGAACGAATTCAAGCGGAGTATGAGGTCACAACGTATTTCTTTGGGAGGCCCAGCCCGCAGGCAGTTCAAGTTTCATTTGAACTGGACGCCCACGGGTGGAGCAGACTTGAACAGTCAAGTGAGTGGCGGAATCTTCTGGAAGTTCTTGCATCCCTTCAAAAAGAACAAAAGCACTTTGTGCGCTCAGCCCGGATACAGCGATAGGCATTGGAGTTGAGAATATCTGCCGCACGCCAGTGATTTCTTTTCCAGAACGGCGGATTGTTTCACGCAATAGAGTCGAAGAAGGTGTGCAAGCGGTTTTTCCCTCTCCGCACAGCAGAAAGAATTGCGTCACGGCAATAGAAAGCCTGGATTTGTTCTCAATCCCAATATGGAGATATGTCACATCTTTATAGGATTTGATGCTATATATCCGGATTCTAAAATTTTTCCTTTTGGAAATGAGATCATTAGCCAGATTATACAAAGACAGCATCAGACTTAATGACGCAATTGCCGCAGTTGGATTAGTTTTTGCCCATTGCAAGACTACATCTGCAATCATTCTGGTTCACCTTCCTGTCGATATGCGTAAAATTATACCGCAACAGGAAGAAAAACGCAATTGCTATTTTCAGTGCTTGAGCAGAGCGGGATACGGCGTGAGAAAGGAGGATGGTTGTGGCCCCGAAAAAGAATTCAGCCCCCGATATCGAGAAGGATATCCAGAGGCTGAAACGGCAGGTATTATGGCTGACTATTTTGGTTTGTCTCTTGATTGGGCTGACTATCAGGCTGTTTTTCGAGTGCAGCAGGCTCAACGGAACTTTGGACCTCATCACTGAGAACATCGGGCTTATCTCCGATTTCAGCGGATTGGTTCTCTCTAAGTTCGAGCAAATCGACAAGCTCCTGGAATTTTTCAAGGAATTCATAAGGATGCACTTATTATGATGCAAAAGCAGCCCTCAGCACAGCATTTTCAATATTGGAAAAAGCTATGCTGAGGTCCAAGATTTGAGCTATTCCAATGCGCTTAGGTCAATGTCCTCATCTTTTTGTGGGATATGGTTATCCAAGTAATTGTAACCGAATCGCTGGAAGGCCGCCAGCGTGGCCCGTTGTGTCGGCCCTGCCGGGGCTACGCAACAAAAAACCAACAAATTTAGTCCGGCATTCAGGGGCTGGTCAATAAGGACAGCCTGAGCCGCATACCATCAGAGGGAGGCGATAATATGGAATCGGCGATTCAGACAACCGTTACATACAAAACTGAAATTGTCAGCGGGAAGGAAGTCCAAGTGGAAATCACCAAGCAGATAGGGCTTCAAACCCTGATGCTTGAAGGGAAGCCTACCCTTGTGGAAGCGGTAACCTACAAAAAATATCCAGGAAAAAACAACATCCAAAAAAATTTTACCCCTGCAGCTCCGCCGAAAAGCCCGGAGGAAACCGCTGCACAGCTGGCAAGGCTCAATGAACTCTACGCAAATTTGTTTGTCAGCTAGCGGTTTCACCCTCTCTTGGTTTGCAAAGAAAGGCAGGATATTTATGAAGAAAATACTCCAAATTGAGCCGGTTGCTGAAAATTTCTGGCGCGTAACTACAAAATCGGATGCGGACCTGTTTATTTGTGTGGTGCAGGCACCCACTTTGAAAGACGCTTGGAACGAAGCCCTTAAATCTCTTTAATTGGGAAGCTGTCCGATGAATACGGAAGAATTACAAAAAAGGATTATAAAGCATGGGAAATGGCAGCGCGGAGAACCAGACGGAGAAAGACTTGATCTTCATGGAGAAGATCTCCACGGGGCCAAGCTCTCTGGGGCTGATCTCTTCGAGACCAATCTCTCCTGGGCTGATCTCTCTGGGGCTAATCTCTCTGGGGCTGATCTCTCCGGGGCCAATCTCTACAAAGCCAAGCTCTCCGGGGCAAATCTCAAAAATGTAATAGTTAATACATCAACAAAATTCTGGGCATTGCAATGCCCAGAAAGCGGACAATATACCGCATGGAAAAAAGCGGGCGGTCTGATTATAGAGCTGGAAATTCCTGCGGATGCACAGCGATCTTCTGCCACCAGCCGAAAGTGTCGTGCAAGCAAAGCAAGAGTTATAAGTATTACAAACACAGATGGGGTATCAGCAGGAAACCACGTATGTAGTGATTATGACCCTAATTTTGTCTATACCGTAGGCGAAACCATGGAAGTCTCAAACTTTGACACGAACCGTTGGAATGAGCGTGCACCTGGAATTCACCATTACATTACCCGCCAGGAAGCCGTGCAGCACGTATAAAAAAGCCCCGCCGGGCGATCTGGCATCGGCGGGGCAAGGATAAAAACAAACGGTATTATAGCAGCTGCACAAATTGCATAGCCGTACAAAACAAAAGAATTACCCCGCTGGATGTGCGACCATCCAGCGGGGCAGGCAAGACCGGCTGACAAGCATCAAACGGGCTTGATAGAACAAATATAGCACAACTCTCTGTTTCTGTCAAGCCGCAGGAAGGAGAAATTATGAAAATCGACCTGAAATTTTGCGGCGGAGAACTGCACATCGAACGGGATCCCATAGATTTGGACAAGCTCCAAGCAATCTGCGGCATTTTATACGCCGCCATTGCATCCAGCGGGATTAACCTGTTTGTGTTCATACTTAAAAATTTTTGAGAAAGGAGGAGGCTATGGAAACACTAGGAGACTTCGCGCGGAAATATAGGTTGGAACGCGCAGGAATTCCCACCGCCGTCAAAATCGGCAAAAACACTTACAAGGGGGTTGGACTGGATTGGATTCTGGAAAACCCGATTCTCTCCAATCATCCATTGGGAGGTTTTGTAAAGTGGCATAGAGGAACGTCAATTGTTGGAAAGGAGGATAATTTATGAAGCATCAAGAACGTTGCAAATCGGATTTTGAGCCGCCTGATCACCGACCGCTTCGCATATTTGCAGTCAGTTTTCTGCTGCTGCTTGCTTTGACTCTGTTTTGCATCCTGCGATCAAGCGAAGCAACACAGCATTCGAGGAACGTTCCGCAAAATTCGACGGTCACGGTTCAAATTCTGACGCGCCGCAGAACGGAAAGGACCATGAAAAAGTTACATCGCAGCATCCCAGGGATGACCGAAAACGAGTTGATTGAAGCGGCCCTGCTGGCGCGGGCCCAGGTGATCGAGAACTGCACTGTTACCCACTACGACGCTTGTGTAGCTTGCTGTGGAAAGTCGGATGGCTTTACAATTACTGGCGTTCAGGCAACACCCTATGTCACCGTAGCGGTGGACCCGGCGGTCATCCCGTTGGGCAGCGATGTGCTGGTTGACTATGGTGATGGCGAAATTCATTATTACCGTGCCGACGATATCGGTTCCATGGTGACGGGGAATCATATTGATCTCTGCGTTAGCAGCCATGAAGAAGCCATAGCCTTGGGCGTTCGGACAGCGACAGTCTACTGGGTAGAACAGGAGGATGTATGACGAATAAGAAAATCCTGGACGTGACCTGTGGAGCCCGTACAACCTGGTTTGATAAGCACCATCCCGCCGCTTTGTATTGTGACTGCCGACGGGAAACATACTACAAATTTTGGAAGAATGCGGGAAATTGTTCACTGAATATTGACCCAGATATTCTCTGCGACTTCACAGCCTTGCCGTTTCCAGACAACACGTTTTCGTTGGTTTTGTTTGATCCGCCCCATCTGATCAGCGCGAAGGAAACGTCGTGGTTGGTTAAGAAATACGGGAAACTGGACAATAACTGGCCTCAGATGTTGCACGATGGGTTTGCTGAGTGTATGCGAGTGTTGAAGCCGGATGGAATCTTGATTTTCAAATGGTCTCAATACGACATACCCGCTGAAAGGGTTTGGAAAGCTATTGGACAAAAGCCCTTGTTTGGACACCATAGCGGAAAACAATCTCGTACATTTTGGGGATGTTTTATGAAGCTTTTAGATTTGTATGATACCACATTGAGGTGACAAAGGAGGCACAGAATGAAACTGTACGATAACGACACGTACCGCGATGAGTTTATGGCGATCGTGTACGCTCTTTTACATAGCGACGGGACGAATGACCGGGCAAATCAAATCATTGACGCGTTTGACAACGCCCCGGCGATTGATGCAGAGCCAATACCGTCAAGAGCCCCGCTGTCCCTGGAAGAACTGCGGGAGATGGACGGGGAGCCTTACTGGCACGTTGGATTGCGGGATGATTCTCCAACTCCCCATTGGGCAATCCTGCCTAGCAATGTGGCGCAACGTCCACAAGATTATTTTTACGGAAAATATTGGCTTGCCTACCGCCGCAAGCCGGAGGAAACCTTATGTACATGACGGAAGCAGAAATCTGCCGGGATTACCGCCTCTCGGCAGACACACACAAACCGGAGCAAATTGGGATATTGGCGGACATGAACCTTTGCCGCCGAAGCCAAATCGCCGGCATCCTGGAACGGCACGGGGAATCCATTATCCAGAAAAGAGCTATGCCAACCAGGGCCGAGATCGATCGCCGGAAAGAGCTGCGCCTTACCATGTACCGGCAGGGGATGACCGATTCGGAAATTTCTGCCGCCTTGGGAGAATCCTACTACACTACATGCTATTGGCGGCGCGGTCACGGCCTCCCGCCAAACAAAAGGAGAACAAAAAATGGATAAACGCGGCGTATCAGGCGAATTGGCGTGCGTGTGCTGTTTTGAGCCGAATTGCTTTGGCTGTTCCGTTTTTGCACGTGCTCTTTCCTTGGAAACGATGGAAAACCTGCCGGATTACGCTGAGGAAGGCGAAAAATTTCAGTTGGACTGGGAGGAAAAATTTTAATATTGCTGCATTCTGCCACAACAAAAGAAAGTAGGGATTGTCAAAAGGAACAAGGGAAGAATTGGCCACGTTGCTGGATGGCCGACAAGTGCGACAACACGATTCTCCTGAGATGGGACCGGATCAAGCGGAAATACCTGTCTGGAGACGAAGATGCCTAAACCAATACGAAATCACAATCCCAGTAAACCCTCCGGCCCTCCACCGGACATTTCCGC